CTCGCGGTAGCCGGTGCCGCTGGCGTTGTCGTTCTGTGCCTCGTAAGGGACGCGCAACAAAATGCCCTGCTGTTGCGGTTGCGGTGTGCCCTTCTGCCAGAGTGCGCCCTCAGCCTTACGGCGGCGCAACAGGCCAGCCTCAACGGCACTGCCAGGGTTGCGGTAGAGCAGCATGGCTGCTGGCACCGATGGCCAGTCCTTATCGCGCAATGCAGCGCTGATGGTTTCAAACCCAGCACTGCCGTAGAACCCAATGCCGAGGTTGTAGGCAAAGCTGATCAACGCGCAGCGCTGCGGATCGCTCATGCTTGCCCAGTGCGGGATTGCACGCAGGCGGTCTGCGATGCGGTCCACCTCAAGGCGGAGCAGCATGTCAGCTTCGATGACGTTGATCTTGTCGCCGCGCTTGACCGGATCGCCAGCGCCATAGCGCGTGGTGCCGTATCCGATCGTCCACGGATCGCCGCCGCTCAGCGGATCAGGATAGGCGCTCAGGTGGCAGCCCTCAAACTCCTTGATGATCTGGATCGCATCGGCCAGATCGGTCTGCACACCGGCTGTGCTCCATGTCTTGAACCATGGCTGATCGCGGCTCAGAAGGCGCGGGCCAATGGCAGCTTCCAGCTCGCTGATCGCCGCCAGCTGATGCGGCAGCCCCTTGAAGTACCGAAACAGGTCAACCAGCCTGAGCTGCGTCATGGCCGTTGCAGGTGTTGCGGTACTGACTGCCGGTAGCTGAATGCGCTTTTGATCTCAGACCAGATGACAGGACTTAGCATGGCGGCGACAACGGCAAGGATCACCACCTGCGCCATGCGCGTCTCCAGTCGGCCAACGCGGACGCCTAATCCGCTTCGCTCAGTCTTGTCGGAGATGGCGGCATCCAGCAGCTGTTTGAGCTGGCCTTCCAGCACGCCAATGGCACGCAGGATCTCGCCGTGCGTTGGCTCAGTCACCGCTTGCGGGATGCAATGCCACGCAATGCGCCGAGGATCAGCTGGGTCCAGCTGTTAGCGCGAACGCCAGGCACGATTGCCAGCAGTTCAGAGCCAGCCAGCAGCGCTACGGCAATGCTCGTGATGTCTTCTGGTGTGGGTGCCATAGCTGGCGTGAATCGCTATCTCAGGTTAGCTACCCGATGCTGCGCCACCAGCCAGAGTGCAGGTGACGGTGGAGGCCAGACCAAAAGATGCTGCGGCGACCACGGCTGGCACGCTGATCAGGCTGATTGTGACGTTGACGTACTCGGCGGTTAGATGATCTTCCTGCGGCTGTGCGGCGTAACGCCAGTACGTGGAGGTTGGCACCAGATCGGTGAAGCTGGTGTGCCCGGCCCACGCTTCAGTGCTGAGTGGGAACGCGATGTAGCCGCCCTGTTGCTCGCGGTAGTGATCGCGCAACAGCTTGGCCTGAGCCTGCGTCAGTGCAGCAAAGCTCAGTTCAAGGATGTGGCTGTAGGCGGTGGTGCCATGCCGGAAGCGGATGCTGCCACCACCGAAGCCCTTCTCCTCGGTGACGGGAAAGGTGCCCATGCTGTAGCGGCGTGTGGCCGGCTCCAGCGCCGGGAAGGTGGCCATCAGTTCTGCAGCGTGATGGTGCTGCTGCCCAGGCTGAAGGTTGCAGAGCTGCTGCTGACATCACCGCCGAAATCGACGTAGCAGACCAGCTCATCAGCACTGCTGGCACCGCCGCGTGATTTGTAGATCACAGCGGCCCTGGCAGTGATGGTGCTGGTGGCCCAGTTCACCGCGGCAAAGCTGAGCGTGACGCGATCGTTGGCGGTGTCCTTGGTGACGGTGCAGGCGCTGGTGACGCCGCCAGCGGTGTAGCCGGTGCCACTCACTTCATTCGTGACGGCAGAGCGCTTGAGATCAGTGTCTTTGTTCGGACTGTAGGCCGATGAGACCAGCATCACCTTAAAGGTATCGGCGTCGAGGTCGATGGCACCACGGGCCATGTCATCAACGAATGAGTTGTAGATCAGGGAAGCCATGATGTACTTGCGTTGAGATCAGTCTAGGCTGGTGGTGTTGGCCAGGTGATGTCAAACGGGTTGGCAGCATCAGCCAGATCGCGCAGGGCCTGGCGGTAGGTGGCCCAGGCGTCACGATCAGCGCCGAGGTCGTAGTCAGCAATCTGCGTCCAGTCGCAGGACTGCAGCAGCTTGATGCGCCGTTCGCGGACCTTGGCGTGCTGTTTTTGCAGTTCATCGAAGCTGTAGGGGCGCACCACAAAGGCGCTGCCGTCCCAGTCGATCGTTTCCAGCTTCGGGTTAATGGGGCTCATGGCCATGCGCTGGCACGCTTGGCTGCGAGTTGGTCGCGCAAGGTCCACATTCCGTTTGCGCCTGATGTTGATACGGATGCGTTTTTGCCGAGTAGCGCAGCAGGGGTGAGCAGGTTTGTGGTGGTGGTGCCGCCGCCCAGGGTCAAGGTCACTGTGCTGCCGCCGCCCCATGCGTAGTTTGGCTGGTTCCATGTACCTGTGCCGTTGACGCCAAAGGCAAGGCTTGGCAGGACCAAATCAATCGACGTTTGCCCCGATGGTGTTTGGTTGAAATTGGCCATGGGTTAGGTGGTGCGAGCCAGCATGACAGGAGTGGCGCCCGTGGTGATCGTTGCGTTATTTGCAAACGCCATCACTTCCCAAACTTCGGTGCCAGCGGAGACGGTGATTGTGTCGTAAATACCTAGCGTGTTTGCCGTATAAAGCATGGTCACGCCGAAGTCGCTGCCCATGGTTGTAGTGATCCATTGCGAATAGGGCAGGCTGTGGAATACAGGGCTTGAGTTTGTAGTGTATGCGCCGTTGGTGCCGTTGAAGCCAATGGGTAAGATAATGGCGCTTCGTGTTGTAAGGATCGCTGCAGTAACAGCGGCGCCAGCATTGTTCGAGTAGGCATTGCTGACGTTGCCTAGACCGCAATACGCATATTCTGCGCCTTGCGAGCCAGTGGTCGTCCCTGTGTAATTAGCAACGGTAGTTGATCCGTTTAGGGCGGTGCCTCGGCCTAACTCCCTGCGTAGCGAGCAAAAGCGATTAAACCCGATCTGTCCCCACGAAGAGACAGCCTCAGGCTCTACCTCATACAATAGGTTCAGGAAACCTTTACTGAAGTCAACCCAAGGCTGGAAAGAGCCGCTGCCTTTTACAATGGTGAAGCAGGAATAAGTTGCGCCCTGTGAGATTACAAAGAAATTAACATCGCCACTGGTATAGCGAGTGATCTTGACGTCAGTGGTAAAGACAAACGTTGCTAATGTTTTGTGATTAGTTACGGCGTTTGTCGTTGTGGCAAAATAATCAAGGTATTGGGTGCCGGATGGTATGTCAGATCCTGCGTTCCAGCCCGTCGCAACCTGGTATCTAAGGTCACCACTAGCACCGACCATGAACCAGTAGTAGGTCTTGCCATACGTCCCAGCGGCATTGGTAATTTCCATCACACGGTTTTCAAGCGTGTTCGTGAAATTGTCGTACCACTCGGTCATCAACCCCGCGTCAATAAACGCAGATCGAAGCTGCGTAAAGAAAGTCGCGGCGGTCAGTGTCGCCGTTGCGGTATAGGTTTGCTTAGTGACGGCCATGGTTTGATCCTCAGATGAGTGGTAGTCAGAACGGTTTAGCTGATGTCCTCGTAACCAATCACCAGCTCTAGGTCGCTGGCGGCGCTGGCCTGTGCGCGGAGGCTGTGGCCTTCCTCCAGGTAGATGTACGCCTCGCGGGTGACCAGCACTTGGGTGGCGTCAGCAGGCACGGTGATGGTCTTGCCGATGGCAAAGCCGGTGGTGCCGTCGTAGTGCTCCAGGCTGATGTCGGCAGCTGCTGCTCCGTCCACGTTGGCGCAGTACACCGAATTGATTTTCAGCACCTTGCCGCTGCTGGCGCCATTGCTGAGCGCTGCAGCCATCGAGGTGGTTACTGCGTATCCCACGGTCTTGCCGGTGATCGTCGTGGGAGTCTTGAGGTTCGGCGCTGCCATGAATTAGTTGCCCCACCATTCAACATAGACTAGCGATTCCCAGCCGAACAGCTGCACGCTCATGTCGCCAAAGTAGTCGCTAGATGCCGTGCCGCCGGTTGCTGTGCCGCCTGCCAGGGAGAGTGTGATGCTCTCGTCAAGGCCGACTGCACTTCCATCCACTCCGGGGATCCCTGCGTCTAGGGATACAGTCACACTGGCAACAATGCCATTGGCGGCACCGATGCTGGTAGTGATCGACTCATCCAGGCCGGGAACAACAAAGCCCTCAGCATCTAGCGTCAGCGTGATCGTCTGCTGCAGGCCATTGGCAGCGGCGGCAGCTCCACCGGCGAGTATGCAGCGAGCAAACAGCTCTATGCCACTGGCAAACGCACCATCAGGCGGCACGGTTTCAAGCGCCAGCTCGACGTTGTAGCGCCCGCAGTAGACGTCATCTACGGTTGGCGCGTCCGTGTATCGCCAGCGGTAGTCCGTCAGTTCGTAGTCGCTGATGGTGGTGACGCCGCTCCAGATGCTGGACGGCAGTGTGAAGCTTTCAAAGCTGCCAAACTGGCCTTGGTGGTGGCTGAGGATGCTGAGCATGTCAGCCTCAGCCAGGGCGATGAAGCTCAGCCGCACTGAGCTGCTGAGCATCACATTGCTATGACGCACGCGATTCTGGAATCCGTTATACGTGCTGAACGGCGTGTGCGGATACTCACCTGGCGTGAAGGCGCGTGTGGCTGGCGTCAGAGAAGGAAAGGTAGCCATTACGGAGCGTACGGCGGCGCGTTTGGATCGCTGTCATAGATAAGCGTTTGCACTCCGCCAATCATTTCAAAGATTCGCCATGTTCTGATTTGCGGTGGAGACACTCGACCATTCGGGGCAAGTGAGCCATTGCCGACTACATTGCCAGCTTCATCTAGACTGTACATATTGCCGTCTACCGTGCTCCACGAAGGTGAGCCATAGCTAAGAGCAAGCATCGTCGACCAAACTAGTACACCTGGTGACGCTGGCCCAAGTATGGTTAGCTCTTGATCTTGATAGATGTACTGATTGGCGGCGGCTGATCTGCCGCCTGTTGTAGAGCTTTCGTATGTAGAACCGTTAAAGCATTTTGTGATTGATGTATAAACTCCAGTCTGAGTGCTACCGATCGCCAGAATCCCAGGTGACGTGCTGTTGAGCCATGTTGGCATTGCTTGCCCAGGTTCATTCACTACGCTGATGGGATTGCCTGAAGTGTTAAACGTAACTGTTGCGAGCTTTGTGCCGTCCTTGAACCACGTAATTGATTCGGTTTGATTGACGCCGCACGGGCCGTAAGGGCCATAGTACGGAGCCAAAGTGCTACCGACACCAGCCGTAATGTCTGCTGGGAATAGGGGGTTTGGAGGGAAAGACGTTGAAGCGTCCAACCCATCATCAGCGTTGCCGGTGCTGCCGGTCGGCGCTGAATCGTTGAAGCCCAGCCCGCCACCGCTCGGGGATAGCTCCAGTGGGTCATCACCATCAGCTGCCGTGAATGTCTCAGCGGGGATGGTGTTGTCGCTGCTGGAGTTCACATCACAGCTCACGCCGGTGCGGCCGCTTGGCAGGATGATGCCGGTGCCGACAGCAGCAGCCACATCCAATGCGATCAGGCTGCGGCCTTGGTCGTCGATCGGGAAGTGCGTGGCCTCATAGCTCACATCACCCGCCAGTGTCTTGGCGATCCGCTCCACCTGGTAGAGGTAGTCATGCACTGAGTTGGTGTAGGTGGTGTTATCACGCGCCAGCTGCACGCGGATGATGTCGCCAGCGCTGATGAGCGTGTTGTGCTCCTGCGGCCGTGCTGCAAACCGGATGGTGTGCGTGGTGTATAGCCGCTTGGCCAGGATGTAGGCGCCAACCTTGACGGCGTGATCCTCGCTGGTGCAGAACGTCGAGAGATCATGCGACTCATACGGCCCAGTCTCGGCGGTGCCGCTGTAGCGCACCTCAGCGGTGCGGATGATGCCAATGTCGCTCTCCAGCTGCTGGCGCCAGATCACTTGCGCCACGAACGGCTGCCGGTCCGCCAGAGATAGATAGTTGATCTCCAGCGTGCCAGGCAGCACGGTGTCTTCGGTGAAGGTGTATTCCGCCGTGATCGCCGTGGTCTTGATGGCGCTGCCGGCAGTCACCGGCAGCAGTGGCCGCAGCCCACGTTTGCCGCCTGCGTTGCTCTCGGCCAGCAGGAAATAGGGCGCCAGCCTGGCGGCGAGGTCTGAGTAGTTGGTACTTTCGCGGATCTCGAGGTTGCAGGTGAAGCCGTTCACCTCAAGGAACGTGGCTGCTGCCAGCAGGGCGGTGTTGTCGATCATCGCCGCTGGCACCCTGCTGGTATTGACCAGCAGCCACTTCACCAGGTCCGCAAAGTTGTCGCTGGGCCCAGTCACGCTGTCGTAGATCCGGGTGACGGCCATGCCACCACGGATGAACAGATGCACCTGGCGGTTGTACTGATCGAAGCCATCCGGGATGGTGACGTTGAAGCTGAGCGTGCTGATGCCCGGATAGCTGCCGACGGTGCCGCAGAAGAACGGCGCCTCGGGCAGATCCTTACCGGCACGCTGCACCAGGAAGTTGCCAGGTGTCCAGGTGCCAGCCCTGCGGTCGTAGGTCTGCGTGTGTGCGCCAACGCGGCAGGCACGCTGAAACACATCCTTGACCGGGATGCTGTCAAGCTGGCCCTCGCTCAGTACCAGCATGTAGTAGGCGGTGACGTTGTTGCTGGCGTCATTCTCGAAGCGTGCTTCGGTGGCGCCGGGACTGATCAGGATGCCGCCTTTGCTGTTGCGGAATCGGGCGAACACGATCGGCACCGGCTCGCCAATCTGCGCGAACCGCTGCGGGCTATCTAGCTCTGTGGTGCCCTGCGCGGCGGCTGCATCAGCTGGTGCGTTGATCTGACCGGCCTGGATGGCCAGCAGCGCCAGTGGATCGCTGGAGGAAAGGAAGCTCACTGCCTGATGCCCTGCCCCATGATCGCCAATGTCAACCGGCGCGGCGGCACTTGTGCTCCAACGGGAGACAATGCCGAGCCGAGTTGTATGGTCAGGCTAGTCAATCCGCCATTGCCGCCAACCACTTGGCCGGTGTATGCAGCCACCAGCTCCTGCCCAGCTTGCGGTGTGTTGTTGTTGATGG